AATTGATAGTTCGTGAACCAACATTGTGGTCTATGGAACCACCATAATTATATACTACCGTCAATGTAGTATTACTTGGTGCTAATCCGAATGTTTCTGTTTTCATAAAATTAGTCGGGTCAAATGACTCGTCTAATTTAGATACACCTTGTCCTAATCTTGAACCCACATTATCTGGATTTGGAATTATTTCTTCATCTGCATTATCACTAATACCTGAACCAAATCTTATTTCAGTTTTATTGTCTTCTCTAACATAAGTTGTAAATCGTCTTGCTGTCTTGATTAACTTTAATAAATAAGGTGTATCATTTTGATATGGTGATAAACTCGGGTCATTAAGACTTGTATTTTCCATAGAATCAAATACAGTATCTTGAGCTAAGAATGGAACTTGATACCAAGTATTTCCATCACTATCCGTTACTGATATAATTTCAGTAATCTTATCATTAGATAAAACTATTTTATCAAACTCTTTAGCATTAGTAAATGAAAATGATTCCGATTCTCTTTTACCAGAAAGTGCTAATCCCCTTTTAGTAAGTTTGTAATTAGTAGGAACATTTCCTGCAGATGGGTTTAGGGTTTCTACTACCATTGTATCCAATGAACTTGAAACTTTAAAGTTAATGTCGTCTAATAAAGTGAATGTAGTTCCGTTAGAAGATTCAACAGTTGTTCCACCACTTAAAACTCCAGCATAGTCTAAGTCTGGTTTAAATACATTACCACCTAAATCTTTTGCTGGTACTTCAACACTAAATGTTAATTCTACGGTAGCAGGAGTTGCTAACTTTGGTGTGTAACCATACGATTGTGCAATCGCTAATACATTTTTTCTTTCTTCAGCAAATTGTAAAAGTGTTTCTCTAAATTGATTATCTACATAATAATTCAATACATCACCTACATAAGATGCCATTTCAACAAACATCATACCTGGTGATGCTTCATTAAAGTCATTGTATTGGTTTGGGAAATAGTTTTTCGCAAACTCTATTAAGTTTTCTCTAATATCTGTAAAGTCTCTACCGAGATAATTTACTTCTTTCTTTACTATTTTTTTATTTGTCCCAAAGTCTGACATTTTTATTCTCCAATTCTAAAGTCAAAGTTTAATATTTCAATTGTATCTGGATTAAGCGGTACTGAATATTCTACTTGAACATTTAGTTGATTTCCATCTTGTGTTGTGAAAACACCATTAATGTTGATGTAAGATAAAAATCTACTGACTGATTCATTTATTGCTTCCTCTACTCTTTCAGGAATATTTTCACCTTGTTCAAACACTATACTTTTTAATTGACTACCGAAGTCTGGTTGCATAATCCTTTCTCCTGGCGTAGTTAATAATAAGTTTCTTAGATTGTGTCTTGACTGTTCTAATACCGTTTTTGTTTTACGAAAGAACCCTTGAGTATCGGTATAGTCCATTGGAAATCCTATTCCAACATTCTTATCTTCGTTTCTATCTATTTCTCTTACGCTTCTTGCCATTGTTTACCTTTATGGTCTAAAACCACCTTCACCTGATTTCTTCTTATTAATTGCTTTCATAAGTCCAGAGTAATCACGAGTCAATGCGTTTTGAACTTCTTCAGGAACTGCATCTACTGAAACTCCTGCTTTCTTGATTGTGTCAACTGCTCCCATTTCTCGTGCTCTTTCTTTATTACTACCCATACCTAAATCACCATAACCCAATACTTCTGCCATATTATCACTACCTAATATTCCACCTCCTAATGTAGGATACTCATCCATTTCAGATGAACCTAATGGTTTGGTTTGGTTCAATACTTCATTTAACACTTTGTTTTTTGTGTATTGTTTTTTAGGTTGTTTCTTGACTACTTTTTTAGGTGTAGGTTTAGAAATCACTTCTGATAATTTGATTTCTTCTTTCTCATTAATAAATATCTCGCTTAATTGTTTTTTGATTTCTTTACGAACAATTAATTCAATTATATTTTTTAATTTATCTTTGTTCATTTTTACTCCTGTTTTGTTAAATTTAAAATCTTCCCGTATGATTTCATTAGTTCTAAATCATTTTCACCTGTTGCGGTTTCTGATAAGTAATTTTCTATTTGAACAAACGCTCCATTTTCTCTTGCCTTAATTATATCCTTTTCTTTAAGTTTAGAACTTTTGAACATTGACAAAGTATCTTCTCCACCTGGTATCGATTGAAGTATATCTGATGGTACACTTTCCAATGTATTTAAAATAGCAGTTCTATCATTACTTTCAAGAGCATTATTTATAAGTTGTGCGTTTTCTAAAAGTGGTGCATTATCACTAACCACCTTTTCTAATTTTTTTATATTTTCATCAATACCTTCAGAAAAAGTTTGTATGTCTCCAACTATATTTTTAAATCCAGCTGGTATTGGTAATGAAGCTGCAATTTCTTCTGGAGTCTTTGTAGTAAGTATTTCTTTTTCTAAAAACTCTAAATTTAAAGTGGCTTCTATAAAGTTTTTTGCCCCTTCCAAACCTTTAACAATATCTTTTACTCCAGAAGGTAATGTTGCTGGATTAGATAATTTAGGAACTCCTAAAGTTAGTGCTTGAAATAATTTTTGTATTCCCATAGTTTGTTTTAAAAATCCAGACATATTTAAATCTGGAAATGGAATACCTTCTTTTGTTGCGTTTATAATTTTTCCGTTCTCTTCACTAATATCATTTACGAGTGTTTTAGCTTTAATTTCTACACCACCACCATCATTTGCTATTTGTATTCTTTCCCCTTTAATACGAACTGACTTCTTAGCAAAGATTGCAACATCATCTTCTGACGCTGTTATTAATACTCTACCTGAATTTCCCCATAATGTTGGACCTTCCCAGTCTAAATCTAAATAAGGTTTATCTTCTTTTCCTTTACCACGAAGTAAGTATCTTGATACTTTTCCAGAAGTCTTATCGTAATTCATATCAAGTAACTCACTATATTGTTGAGAACTTCTCAGTGTTAAAGAACTTTCCATATCAATATATGTTTCTTGATTTGATAACTTTATATAATTTTTTTCTGAACCAAATCCTTCTTGTTCTTTTGCACCTAATTGAATATAATTATCATACCTACCTTGTATTAATGTTTGTCCTTCTAAGTTAGATTGTAACAACTGATTACTTACTGATATATTTGGTTTAAATACATTACCATAGGGTCTTGACTTTACATCAGAACGCGTTTCATTATTGGTCTTGTTATCAAGAAGTGTTGGTGTACTTTGACCTACACTCTGATAATTAACCGACATATTACTATCACTTAATCTTGAAATATAAAAATGTTCTTTTTTGAATCTAAATCCTAACCACAACTCTCCAATCAATGGTGGTTGTGTAATGTTAGAAGTTGCAGGTAAAAAAGAAACCAATTCATCAACACTATCTCTCTGATTAGAAAATACATATCTACCTTTTACTTTTGGTGTTTCTAATTCTATGACTTCAAATACTTCTAAGTTTGCGGTTGTATTTGGGTCAACCGATTCCACATATACTTGTTTCAATACGCGGTTGAGTTCTGTTTTTGTTACGAACCCGTCTCCTGAAACAAACACATTTTGTAGTGATTGTTTACTTATCTTAGGCATTAATTTTCCTTACTGATTGAATTTTCTATTTCGTCTTTTTTGATTTGTAACTCTTGAACATCTGATTCTATTGCATTCATCAGTTGTTCTTTTTCTGCTTCTGATAAACCGAACTCATCTCCTGAATCCGATACTCTTTTTTCTGCTGCTGTAATTCTTTGAACGATTGTTGCCAACTTAACCAATTGTTCGTCGTTCTTGACATTGATTTCTAAGTATTCTTTTAACATAGGAATAATCTGAACGGCTGTATCTCCGTCTTTGATAAATCCTACCACCTCTTTCATTAGAACTTCTAATTGTTTTTTATTGGTGTGAGAATTATCGTATATGTCTTTGAAGACATCTGATAGGGTTTTTCCCTCGAATATTTCGTAGTCTTTTGCCATAGTTTTTACCTAACAATAAATATAAGACTATGAAAAAAAGGGTATATATATTTATATATCGGTTTATTTTTTTAATTTTACTATATAGTTATTATACGAGTCGGGGAAAAACCGACTTTTATTCATTAATAGGGGGAAACTAAAATGAAAGACACAATCAAAATGATTATAGATAGTGTATCTGGTTTAAAAGATGTACTATTACATATAATCGGCTTAGGTGTTCTCGTACAATTAGTATTTGTAGGGGGATTCTTAGGAATTGATATTGTTGGTAATTTAGTAAGTTTAGTAAATAGCTTCGGTGAAGCAGGATTTGCTGGATTTATTTCACTAATAATTATATTAGGATTACTCAACAAATAAAGGTGGAATTACAAGGGCAGTAGAAATACTGCCCTTTGTTATATTAATTATCTAAAGTTACCATTACCTTTTCCAAAGGCATATTCCAATTGTGTTTCGTGATATGGTGATTGATTTATTGTTTGATAGTTTTGTTCTCTATACCCGTACCTATAAGCCCTTTGTAATGGTTCATCACATCTACTTAATTCAATTACATAGTTGTCCATAAACATACGAAGTCTTCTAATAGCTTTACGATATATATCACCAGTTCTTCCTCGTGTTAAAGAAAACATTTCTCCAATTTCATAAAGAGAATGTGGTCTGTTTCGATTTATTCCCAAGTGTAATTCTACAACACTTCGTTCTCTTTCTGTTATAGAAGTAAGTAAAGACATAGCTTCTTCCACGAGATACTCATAATTAAAGTTTTCGTCTGGGTCATAACCTACGAAATTATTTTCTTCATATGTATTATAGTTTTCTAATACATCATTATAATTATTTTTTTCATTGTAATATTCAATCCAATCAACTTCGTTGTTAGGTTCTTGATATATTTTTGTTTTTCTATACCAAGTTCTATACATACCCATTAAAGTATTATAACTATTTTTACACTTTTCACAACCCTTAGTATTTGGAACACCCTCGATACCATTTTCATAAATATTTAAATGTGCAAGAGCGTGCTCTCTAACTTCTAATTCTATAAGATTGTTTGGATTATCATCACCACCGTGATGTCTTGGAATAACGTGGTGTTTTTGAACAAGTGGTATGTTGTTAAAACACTTCCACTCAAAGTGTTGATTTTTATTTTTTCCGTTCAATCTCTCAATCATATTATAATATATGAAGAAAAACTGACAATGTCAAGCTTTTTTTTATTTTTTTTATAATATATCCCAACTTCCAGTATATTTAGTTTCTATACTTCCAGTAGCCAGATAATTCTTTTGTAAATTGACGTGATGTTTTTTCAAAACATTTATCACACGAGTAATGTGTTGAGTGTTAGACCCAGTCATTTCTCTAATCAAAATGTATAGAGCTTTTTTATTAAAGTTCTCAATGTTTTGTCTTTGTTCCATAAGATACAATACCGAATTAGCAACATCAATATCTTGTTTTCTTTTAAACACGGTAGTTAGATTGTTGGTCCAGTAGTCTACGAATAAATCCATATATTCTTTCTGTCCTTCTAAAACATCTTTTCTATTGGTCTCACCCAAAGCATCTCTTTTGTAATCAGTTACGGATTCTTCATCAGTTTGTTTTAGTTTTTTGTAATTGTTATTGTTGTGTAAGATGAGATAGTTCTTGGCAACAATACTGAAGTAACTAAATGCCTTTCCCTTACCTTCGGCGAACTTATGCATATTCATATACAAGAAACTTACTACCTCGTGAATAACATCTGTACTCGGAACATCAAAGTAATAAAACTTAAATGTGTGAATGATATTTTCTGCCAACTTTTCAAATGGAACTCTAATGTGTTCATTATAAATTCGTTCTCTCATATGTGGACGAGTTTCTTTATTGTGTCTGATGATTGCGTCTTCTGTTCCTTGGTGAAAGTAATATCTTGGTGAACCTTTTTTTGCTTTTCTTGGCATTATATCTCCGTTTCTGTTATTTCGTTTAACTCGTCTACTGCTTCTTTGATTGATTGAAACACTACACCTATTTCATCATCTGCTTCAAATGTTCCTTTGTTATCAATCTCTTTTAATACTCGTTGTGTTTCTTGTATTCTTTGTGCATAATCCTCAATCCAACTTTCTAATCGTTCTGTTTTTCTCGTTAGATTAAATGTAGTCCAACCTAACATCAAAACAATTATACTTAGTAATATGTATCCTATCATTTTTTCTCTCCAAACAATTCGTTAAATATATCTTTAGGGTCTGTTGACTTGGTGAACTTTTCTTTTATTTCCGTGTCAACCGCATCTTTAATTTTATTTACTGACTTCTGAACCTTAGCAGATTCTTTCTTGTCTTCTCTGTGCCACTCGTCATATTCAGTGTGAGTAGCCATCATATCTGCTTGGTGTATAATGTAAGCGATATTACTTTTTAATCTCCAAGCTGGATTATATCCTTTTAGATATTTTTCATTAGCGTCTTCATAAAGTCCGTCAGCTAATTTTAATCCAAGATATTCAAACTCAGACATACTGATTCCGTAGTGTTGTAAAATAAATAATGCCCTATCCGTAACATTCATATAAGACGAAAGGTTTTCATTATGAGTATAGATTTCACCCATATTCTTTACTCTCCAATCATTGTCTTGTGGAATGTAATAATCATTACCTTCCAAGTCTCCAATCTTTCCTAAGTCGTGGTGTAGAGCTGCGAATACTAATTCTTCATCTGTGAAGTTTATCATCGCTCCATTTGATACCCACACATCTTTAATTTGTTTGGACATATTAACCACGTGTAGTATATGTTCTACATAACCACCAACCATTGCGTTGTGAAATGCTTTTTTAGCACTAGCTGGTGCTACTATCATTCTATCTTCAAAGTCATCATACATCTTGTTTAGTTTTTCTAATCTATCTCCACTAAATGTATTGTTGATAATTGTTCGTAAGTCTGTCCAATTATCTGTAATTTGTTGTTCTGTTAATTGCTTCATTTTTCAATAACCTCGTATCTATTTTTTGTTAATCTTATATCTTTTTCATTTCTTAATCTATTTCTATATGAATTAAATGCTATTCGTATACCCCAACCAAGCTCATCAGTAATGTCTCGTTTGGTAACTGATTTTTTATCTCTGATAAATTTTAATATTCGTTTATATGAATCAGTTTCTTTACTTTCGTGTAAGTTGTCAATAGCATTTTGAAACATATCGTTAATTTTTAAAATCTGTTTATCCCATTTACTATCTTCAAATCTTTGTAATGATTTTTCAGAATATTCATTTCTAAAGTTTTCGTCGTCTAATGTTTTATTTATTAACTCTAAAAACTCATCTGAATCTTTATAATATATTCCAGCTTCATCTGCTAATTCGTGATAACTTCCGTCATCTGAAAACATATAAGGAACGCCAACTGACATTCCGTCTGTAGCAGATACTGCCCAACCTTCATACTTTTGTTTACAACAAACACCCACTTTACAAGAAGATAGTTTAGAAAAATATCCATATCTATCATACTTGTCAATCGTCATATATTGTTTTTCTTTTGATTCTGCTAATGGAACCCACACTTCAAAGTCTTGTCTTTGTTCCCAAAGTTTATCCATTTGTTGTAAGAACCAAGGATAGTTTTTGTATGTGTGTGGTCTATGATTGTAAACAATTATATTTTTATCTATTGTTTGTTTTTCATAGTTTGGTGTTTCCCAACCAAGATAATGTGGTTCAAGAATTTCATCTAATTGTTTAATGACATCATCATTAAAATGTTCCCTTGCATTTTTCAATACGAGTTGTTTTTGTGCTTCTGTATTGATACCACATTTCTCTTGTTGTAATAAACCAATAATGTTAAATGCTAAACCAACTTGATATTCGTAGTTTGTTATTTCTTTAAACTCGGTCCAATGAGTATAACCGATTATCGTTGGTGAAATATTGGTTGTGTTGAAAAGTAGATTCTTCAGTTGACCGGTGTGTTCTGGTAAATGACTATACACGATATCATAATCATTACGAGTCCAATCAATCGCTGTCATAACTTCTTTGAATGGAAAAGACATTCTCATTGAATTGGGATATGTAAGTTGTGGAACTATTAATTGTTCTGTATTGTCAAATTGTAAACTTGATATTAACTCGGGCGATATAATTGTCCAATGTAAATCATTTCTGATTTTATTTAGTTCTTTAATTATATTACCCAACACAACTACATAACTATCTTTCTCCAAATCTTTTTGGAAAGTTATATTTGGATACACGAGTATTCTATACTTGTATTCTTTGTCGTCTGATATGAATCTACTTAACGACATTATTTGTCATCTCCAAGTCCAAGATGTTCAAGGTTGTTGTCAGAAATCCAAACTTGACCTTGTTGTGTTTTCCAAAAAGCTTCAGGATTTACATTAGTATCTGGTCTTGTTGATGGCATAAGAATTACATTAACTTTAATACCTTTATCCTTTAAGAATAACATTAATCTACTTTTAAATAAATCACCCTCACCATTTTGATATGTTGTTAATGCATCTGGTGTTGGAGCATGAGCAAATATAATTAGCTCTTTAACTTTTTTTCCAGTAGGTTGTAAAAAGCTTTTTTTATCAAGACTATAAAAAGCTTCGTGAACTAATTCTAAAGCTCTCATACTCAAAGCTTCAGTAGATGTATAGGTTACGAGTGTTTCATCACCGCTGTCATCGCTAACCTTTGAAATAAGGTCTAACATACGTGTTTTCCAAACTTCACCACCCCAATGAATATGAGTTTCATTTAAAGAATAAGTTTGTCTAGCGACTTCTTTTGTAGCTTTATTAATGATTCTACTAATCTCGGTTGAACCGAATCCCATCATTTCAAGTGTGGTTACATTTCCAGGAAAACTAACCGGAACTTTATCATTAACTGCGTAAGTAATTAACAATTTTACCGCATCTTTTTCTGACATCTCATTCTCACGAACTTCTGATTTTGGATTTAGCAAATTAGCCAAAATACGTTTTTCTGTTTCTGTCCAATCCTTTGTTATAGAATTGTCCACCAAAAGAACTGGTATTTTGTCTACTTTATTTGCTCTATGAACACCAGCTCTTGTATGGTGTCCATCTAAAACTCTATCATCAACAATAATGACTGGTTTACATTTGTTAATACTCATCTTTTTATCTACTTCTGCAGTAATGTAAATAATTAATTCCGTATCCATTTCTTGTCTTGCTTGAATACTATCCATATTGTAAACCACTTCTTTATCTTCAAGATAAATTTCAAATGGTGAATCTTTAATTAAATCTAAATCTACCAGGTCACCATATGATTTACTATAAAGTAAGATTTCATCACGAAGTTTTTCAATCTTTTCAATTTGAGCGGGTTTGAATTTTGGTGAACCATTACTATCATTGTACCACATATCATTACTCACAGCATTAACTGATTTTAAATCTTCAGATTCATAATATGTCATTTCATCATAAGAACCATATCTTAATATTTCATATACGAGATGAGATGAAGCATTATTACATACTGAGATAAACTCTTTATTTTTTGATGAGTGCCAATATGTACCATCTCCAGGATATTCGCTCTTTTTATATTTATGTACACCCTCATATTTTTTACCATTGGTCTTATTGGTTATTAAATACAAACAAGCTTCTGGTTTGTTAGTATAAGGAAGAATTTTTGTTTCCTTAAATGGTGCCTTAATTTTTCTTTCTTTTTTCATTTGTTAATCTCCATAGTTTTTATTGTTCAATAAGTTAATAATAAATTTTGTAAAAGTCAAGTATTTTTTTAACATTATCTACCGACTTCCTTTAAATAAGTTTCTTTGGCTTCTTCCCAAGTCATACCGATTATATTGGAATAAAATAATGAATCTGGTTTAATTCTATTTTGTTCCAATAGTTTTGTATATCGTTTGATTGCTTTTGGTTTCCACCAGTTGTTAATGTAATCTGTATCTTGTTGATACTTTGGTTTCATAATTAAATCTTCTTCTTTGATTTCACTTCTTAAAAATTCTTTTCCGTTTTCATAAATGTTTGCAAAGTAAACACCTCGTTTGAATCCGTGTTCATATTCTTTTGGTTTGATTTCTAAGTGTTTAAAAATTCTATTAATAACATTTTGTTTAGGACCAGTATTGGATACGGCCTTTAAATGTTCTTCATAATGATTTTCTTTTAACCATTGATTCCAAACCAAGTAAACACTATCGTCCGGTTTAATTAAAATCTTTCCATTGGATTCTCCTAATGTTTTCCATAAAGGTATTCCATTGTATTGAGAATGAATACCATACAAAGATGTAGTTGTGATACCAACTAATAAATCATCATAATCTTTTTTCCATTGTTCTCTAACATTAGAAGATGTTGTCATTGATGCAATTAACTTACCACCCAACATATTAAAACCTAATGGTTGAACACAAACAATCGTTGATGCGATAGCTGTATTGTTTAGTTTATGTTCTTCAAATTTATCTTCTTTTTTCCAACCCAAGAAATCATCACGAACTTTAATACTCGTGACATCACTACCTAATGATACCAACCCAAGTATTTTATCTGTTGTTCTATCTTTAACATAATACTTTTGATTACGACCTGGGTTAGCGTTCCAATCCATTGTGTGAATTAACTTTCTAACTAATGTCCATTCGGATGCGTTTTTGGTAAATTCTATAATCGGGTCAAGGTTTTCTATTTCTTGAATAGTTAATTCTTTGTTATAAATGTCTGTTGGTGTCCACAACTTATTTCTGATAGTATCTATTTGAGTTGCCCATTGTCTTGATTTTTCTACATCTTTATTGAACTCTTGCCACTTCTTATAAAGAGTGGATTCTTCAACTGACATAGTTTTTAGGTAATCTAAATTCTCAATGAACTTTTGTTTGTTTAGTTCAAAATCAAAATCTGATTCTCCTGTGAATTTTTCGAAACTCAATTATAACCTCGTTATTATATATAGTTGTAAAGATAGGACAACAAATGCCAGAAGTGTTCTGATAAATTCCATCAAGTGATTGTGTCTATCAAAAAATCTTTCTATCTTATACCATATTGATTGTTGATATTTTTTATATTCTTTTTTACTCATAATTCTATAACCTTTTATTTATACTAATATACAACATTTTTGTTCCGTTGTCAAGAACTTTTTTTAATTTGTAATAAATTTTATATCCTCGTTTAGATTTGCTTTTTTAATTTTAGCATCTGTAAACTTATATGGTTTAGTACCTGGACTTTCCAATATATCGATACGATTTACAAATCGTTTGTTCATTGTATCTTTGACTTGATAGACTCCGTCCTTTCCGTCTGTTCCGGTCAAAATAATAAAATCACCATAATCTAACCAACCACCCCAACGCTTTAATAAATTACGACTAACCGCAACATACTTGTATTCTGATGCTTTGTGTATTGTGATTTTAGTTCCGTCTGCTAATATGTTTGGTGTTCTGTCAGTCTGATGTCTGACTGGGTGATACATTGTAACCACAACATCGAGTCCGTCTAAACGAACTCCGTTTGTTAATTCATCAATCTTTAATTGCATTCTGACTCTATCGTCTTCCAATGAGTCAATCATCGCCATATAATATTCACGATACCCTTTGAATAGTTTATCCCAAACTAATCCATTAAGTAATGTAAATAATGTGATGAATATTAAAAAATATCTTTTCATAGTTTCCGTCCTTTTATAGTAATAACTATCTACTCCCTACTTTTTTAACAATATAGTTTACCATTTTTTCAGCGATGTTTATCTTGGTATACTTTTCCATACCCTCGAATCCTGGCGCTGAATTAACCTCACAAATAGTATAACTATCTCCATTAAATAACAAGTCTACACCTGCTATGTCTAAATCTAAAAGTCTTGCACACTCACCACTAATCCACTCAATATCATCATCGACTTGATAAGGAATGGCCTCACCACCACGAGTTAAGTTTGCACGAAAGTCTCCGTCTGTTGATTGTCTCATCATACACCCAACTACTTTTCCGTTCACAACTAATACTCGTAAGTCTTTACCGAAAGAATCTTCAATACACTCTTGAATAATAATGTTATAACTTGGTCTTGTGATTTCTGCCATTTTCATCATTTGAACAAATTGCTTTCTGTTCTCCACCATAAACACTCCACTACCATAACTACCACTAAGTGTTTTTACAATCATTGGATATGGAATATTTTTTTCAATTAACTTAACATCAATCGGATGCTTTACCAACATAGTTTTTGGACAAGGTAAATTTGATTGTCCAAGTATTTGTTGTGAATATAATTTGTCTTTAACATTATCAATCGCATCACTTCCATTAATCATAGTAACACCCAATCTTTCTAAGTGTCTGATAATTGCTTTAATAAAGTATGTGGTTCCACTACCTGTTCTCGGTAATACAAAGTCTGGAAGTTTTCTTGGAACACCTTTAACCAATATAGATTTCTTGTCATCTCTATCAACAAAGATATCTACATCTTGTGGATTAATAACTCGAACTTTAATATCTTGTTTTTTAAATTCTTCTACAAGTCTTGATACTTCGAAGTTTTCTCCTAATTCTTTTTTATGGATTATCCAACCATTAATATTACTCATTTATAAACTCCTTGATAGCTAATTCTTTGTGTTTTGCCTCAACCATAATATCTACATCATTACCATAAGTGTTTGGTAATTCTTTGATTAGGTCTGAGTGTGCTTGTGGTTTGATTGACTCATCTAATTGTTCTATGGAACGACTTTCAGAATAATGAACAACTGGCACAATATCTTTTGGCCAAGTAGAAATTGCCAACTCCAATGCTTCTTGTTCAGATAAATCACCTGTGCAGAATTTGTGATGATGATAATCAAACACAATCGGTATTCCAATTCGTTCGTGAATATACATCAAGTCTTTTACTGAATACATTGATGTCTTGTCGTCGTTCTCAACCGTAAGTCTTGTTTGAACTGACTCTGGTAGTCGTTCAAAGTTTTTACAAAATCTATCCATAGCAGATTGTTTATCTCCATACACACCATTACAATGTATATTGATTTTGTTGTAGTGAGTTCTACTCAAACCCATCATATCAAACACCTCTCCGTGCATAGTCAAATCTTCAAATGTATTTTCAACTACATTTTCATTTGGTGAAACCAAAACATTGAAAGGGCCTGGATGAGATGTAACACGAACTCCGTGTGTGTTTGCCATTGTTCCGGTTGACCTCAACCATTGTTTGATTTCTTTAATATCTTTTAAGTCGTTCCACTCATACTCAGTTTTCCAAGGTGCTAATCCACTTGTCATACGATAGAACTGATGATTGTTCAGAACATTCCAAGTCATAATAGAATTTAAATCTCTTGAGTTTGCAAGAGTAATTTCAGACGCGTAGTCCACACCTTTGGATTCAAAAGTTCGTTTAATCATACCACGACCAGTTGTGATTGGTTTAGTACCTTTTGGTTTTCCATACTTAGTCGGATAACTAAGTTGCATATTGATACAAGCATAACCTAATTTCATAATTATAATATAACCTTTTTATTTTGCTTTGTCAAGCGTTTTTATTTCTTCTGAATGGATTTACTTTGTTTTGACGATGTTCATCAGTCGTAACCCATAATCCTTTACCATAATCATTCAATAAAGACTTTTCTAATTTAAGTCTTTCTTTATATTCTGTAAATGATTCTCCTTCTAATCGTTTATCGCCTTTTAATAACTTTCCTATTTGTAACCTTTTACGCATCATTTTTCTACATCTCCCATTAAGAATTTTCTTTGTTTTTCTAAGTCTTTGTTTAATTTTCTTTGAGCTGCCAACTTCTCTTTATGACGAGCAACCAAGATTTCATCTCTGGTCTTTCGTTTAACTTTCTTTTTAGGTTTAACCTTAGTCGGTTCTAATGTTCCTTTTAACTTCGGTTGTTCTTTACCTTTGTGAAATACATTTCCGTCTTTATCAACGAACTCATTCATAAAATGCCAACCTGCCGGACGACCTGTGGATTTCCTTTGTTGCTTTTCTTGATACTCATCTGCGAATTGTTTATAGTGATTTGAATCAACACATCTCGAACATCTAACTGATTCACAATCTTCACCGACATTACGAACTTGTCTACCACAACTACAATCCATATATCTTACATTCTCTGCGAATGGAAATATAGTTTCCTTTTTGACTATATAACCACCATTTTTTTGAAATCGTTCCATATAACCTCTCTATGCTTTTGCGATTGTCCCGTTTTTAATTGCTCTTGCGACAATCTCGTTTTCAATTTTTTCATCTACATATTTGGATACTTCATTTCTGAACTTACGCTCTTCTTCTAAATCAAACTCAATAATATCTTCAATCAGTCTACCAATAGAATCTTCTAATCCATACTCTCTTTCATCACGAGCTTCAGTTTCTATATCTTCTAATCGTTTTATTATTTCTCTAATATCCATTTTCATATACCCTTAATATACAACATTATTTTTCGTTTGTCAAGTTTTTTTTTATTTTTTTTATTTTGATGAAGTCGCCATCCAATAAATCAGACCAATTATCAATACAAATTCTACTAATGTAGTTAGTATTGGATAGGTTTGAAATATCGGTAATGGTTCCACTATCTCTCTCTAACTTTATTTAAAAGTTTTTTAATTCTCATTTCTCTAAACCACACTTTATCTTCTGAATGTCCAGGATTTTGTTCCGTTCGATACAATCGTTTTTGTAATTGGTGTATCTTTGCAAATAATTTGTACTTGTATTCAAACTTCTTACTCATTGTATTCTCCTGTTTCATAATTAAATATCCCATCATAATAATCGTACACCACCTCTTGCGGTTGGTTGCGGGTTAATTTCTTTTGGGTCATTTTCCTCTCTTGGTTCTACATCTTCATCATTGATTAAGTCTTGGTCGGTTGCACCATAATGTAATCCGTCATTTCCGTTTTGACCAATGATATCCATTCGTTCATTATCTTCTTCAATCATTTCTTCTTCAAGTGAAAAATCCTCTTCATCTTCCATTTCCTGTAAAGCAGTGAATCCCATTGGTTCACTTATTACAACTGGCTCATCTTTCTTTCTGTCCATTAGTGCTTGATTATATGCTATGACTAACATAACTGCTAATGGGTCAAACACAAAGATAAGAATAAAGATAAAGAACTTTACTACGGTATCGATATCGGTTCCGAAAGTTCTTGCTAAGTAAATTGCTGGCCCAACATCAACACCAGTCGATACTAATGCTATTTCTAAATCTGCTCTTGTCTTTTTGTAATCCAATATCTCTTCATTAACTCTAACGATTTGTGGATTATATTGTTCCCTTAAATTTCTTTTAGCAGTAATATAGTTGTCTGGAAGTTCTGATATAGCAACTTCTAATTCTTCTTTTAGAAAAACTTTGTCTTCTTCTAATTGTTCTATTCGTTCTTCAACGGCAATAAGTTCTGTGGATTGTTTTTCAAATTCTAATGTTGCACCTTGATAAGCATTTGACAAATATCCAAAGATACCTGCTGATGTAATGAATATCAATACCAATGTTGCTATCGTCATATAAACTTTTTGGAAGTAATTAATCATATTCCAATAACGATATAAAAAAGAAGCCGTAACTAATTTACCTAATTCTAATGCACTTGCCATTATCACTACCGATATAAAAGCACCACTAAAAAGTTTTGCTAATCCATAAACTGAGAATGCCGCAGCACTTCCTGCTATCAACAACGCTGATAGTCCAATCCATATATAAAAATATTTTGAGTTTTCCATAATTCTTTTCTCCCACCTTTATAATAAGTATAATCCACGCACACTAATCCGTCGATTATTTCATTGGTCTTCCGATTCGTGCTATATCACGAAATCTCAATTGTGTATCTACTACTCTCGGGTCTACAACCCCGCCTAACTTGTAGTGCTGATACTCTATTTCATTTTGTGTTAGGGTCATCTCCTCTTGGCTTTACATTGACTCCAACTAAAGTTCCCATCGGAACTTATCATTGTCGGGTGATACATATGAAATCAAAAGCATCTACAACTACTTCATCATCCAATACTATCCGCAAGGACTTTTGTTTGGTCGCTCATCCAAACCTCTCACTCATATTCCGCAAAAATTAAACCCAAGAAGTTTTGGGAATGAAAACCCTACGATATCAATTTTAGTTTTTCGTTTTTTTGTCTGTTAAATCTTTTTGTATTAATTTTGAACAAATATAATATTCGTTATTACCACTAACAATTGTATCTGCCAGTCTCCACATTGACTTAAGTTTATCTGGACTAAACTTAGAGTTCATCGGAACTACTTCTATAACACGATATCTATCATCATTGATAGAAATAAATTTATTGTTCGTCATTTAATTCTGTTGGTGGTTTAAGTGTTTCTAAAATATATAATCTTAATGATTCTCTTTCTTGTGGTTTTGAATGTGCCCAAGTCCACGCTGTAGTAGTTTTCATACTGGTGATATTTTGTATAACTGCTGTACATTGTTTAGTCATCTCATTAATTAATTCATTTGATAACTCTATGTCAATTTCTAATTCATCTGCCATTTCTAATAAAGCACCAAAGTCTTTGTTCTTATTTGCATTTGCAGCAATCTTAAACATTTCTTCATCTCCACCTTTTTTATCTGGATGGACTTTGTTCGCTACCTTACGATATACTTTTTTCATTGTATCTTCTGATACATCTGTTTGTATTTCTTCGTATGGGTCTTTTGTATCTTGAGCTTGTTTGACCGATTCGTCGGGTTCTATTTCTTTTGAGAAATCTACACGAAATCTCTCCATAGAATTTTTATAGATTATCTTAGTCTCCATTAACTCTAATTGTAGATAACGAAGTTTCTGTCGAATTTTCTTTTGTCGTAACTTTATTAAATCATTCATAATTTATAGCAAGGGGCACCAAGTTTCCCACTTAGTTTTTAAAAACCCCTCAACTATAAATAGAGATAACCTATCTTATATTAAGAGATTTTTACTTTGTTTGTCTTTGGTGTTTCTGGTTCTACCTTTGGTATTTCAATTGATAGAACACCGTCCTCAAACTTAGCTTTGATTTTACTTCCGTCAAGTGATTCACCCAACTCAAATTGTCTTTTGAAAGATGATTGTTTAAGTTCTCTACGAACTACTTTAGCATCTTTGACATCAAACAACTTATGTTTATCACCGCTAATTGTGAGTATCCCATCAGTAACTTCTACTGATAAGTCTTTTTTTGACAATCCTGGAATCTCAGCAATAACACCTATTTTAGTGTCCCATTCATAAACATTTACTTTTGGGTATGCTGTTCCTTGGTATGGTTTGACTCCAATTTGTTTCTCAATTTCTGGAAATTGTGATGAAATTATTTGGTCAAACATTCTGTCAAATGGTGTTAGAAATGTGTCCCTATCGATTGCAGGGGCTTTACGATTTGTGTATATTACTTTAGTCATTGTTTTTCTCCTATTTTGTTAACTATTAGTCTAACTAAACGACAACCTCTTTTGAGCGTTGTCTATATATAAATATAAAGTAAGAATAGAAAAATGTCTAAATTTTTACAATATATTTATGTGGAACAAACCACACTCGACCCATTGAATCTCTCAATCTCTTATGGCCTTCGAGTGTGTTGTTGTTGTCCTCTTTTAATACCTCACCGGTATAAAGCGTTCCTTCAGTAGATGAGTAGTTTTCTATCATCTTGTATTTGTTCATAACTACTCCTACTTCTTATAGTAAACGTCTATTTTTCTTTTTAGCAAATCTCCGTCACGATATCCAACAAGCCTTTCTACGAGAACTCCATTCTCATAAATAGCTGTTGTTGGAACTCCACGAACTTCTGCACTTTCTGCAAGTGTTGGGTTTTCTTCTATGTCAACCATTTCAATCGGGTATCCCTCTTTAACCAATTTATCTACACCTGGTTTCATTTGTTGACAAGGACTACACCAACTTGCATTGAAAAATATAACTTCAACTGAACTATTTGTTTTTGCCATTACTTACCTCCCAGTTCAAATCCGATATTCAATATCATAAATCTGAATCTACTTTGGTTTGTATTGTAATTAAGTTGTAATAAAGTCAATCTACCTAAACGGATTTCTATATTCCATTTTTCTGATTTACGACTTTTCCAACTATTAATATAATTAGTCATTTTCAATTACTCCTACTATCTTTGATTCCTTAGCCAACTTCACCTCAAATTCAAATGGTGAGTCTTTTAAGAATTCATTTACTTTTGTTTCTGCTATAGATACGGAAACACACTCAACTAAAAAAGTTTTACGAGATTTCTTTTCTCTGAATCCATTCTTAGTTGGTATCTCTTCCGTAAATACTACTTGTACTTCATAATACATTATAACCTGCTTTCTTATTTAATTAACTTCCAAAGACTTTTTTAGTTCCGCCGTCATAAGCATAAGCGTGACCTTCTTCCATTAGAATATCATTTACTGATACCCACCCGTCAGAACTTAAGTCTATTTTACTTTCTGGATTTTTTATACATTCTTGTATATGGTCACCAACGAAATCTGGTGAAACAAATATCTCACCTAATACTCTTCCGTATTTACCAGTTCCAAAGCTTCTCAATTTGAAAATACCTTGTTCAAGTAATTCATTGTTTCTTGCTTTTGCAACTAAACCTTTTGCCTTTTCTTCTAAATCTCTTGTTCTTGATTCCCAAGTATCTAATCCCATATATCTTACTCTTGATTTGATTCTGATTTTAAATCCTAAATCAATCCAACAATCAATTGTATCTCCGTCTACTACTTTTATCAGTTCGCATTCATACTCCCTGAAATCCAGTTTCTTTGACATTGCATTTCTCCATTAAAATGCACGAACTCCCAAATCTATACATAGATACTTTAGGTTTTTTAAATGAGAAGTCGGTTTACCCGTATCTAATGCTTCTTGAATTTTTTGAACTTCGGCATTTGTTATTCTACTTACATAGACCTCTCCATTATAAGTATAAGTATTGGATTGTTTTGATACCATTTGGTTCAATGTAAACATTAGTTCTTTCATCATTAGATATCCTGGATATGTTCCTTGAATATAATCACAACTACTTGACAACAAAATATAGTTTTCATATTCTGTTCTTTTGTGGTTTCCTATCATTTTTTACCTCTCTTTGCTTTCGCTGTCATATCGACTTTTGAGTTTTCATTTGATTCTGATTTAGATAAGTCAAAGTTCTGAAAATCTTTATCAATCTTCTTCATAATCTTATCAGACTTTTTTTGTAGTTCTTCTTGTTTAAGTTCACACCCTAAATGATTTGTTCCATTACCTAAGTAATCGTAATCTACTTCGTGTGTATGTTCATTACAAATATCACAAGTCCAAAATTCAAGATACTTTTTCTTTTGTTCTTCCTCAGACCAATTAAGTAAATGCTCTCTTTCACCTTTTGACATTTCATTCATAATAAAATTGTAATTTCTATTTTGTTCGTCAATGTTTACTTCTTTAACATTAGTGAATTGAGTTGCTCTATCTATATTAGCTGCTATCTCAATTGACAATGTTGCTATTCTATTTTTGTCAAGTGTTCTGCCTTTGTGTCTATTCAACACTCCACCAACTACACCTTGCACGAAATGTTCGTCCATAGTCGTTTCTCCTAATTCCTTTGTTAATTTATAGTGGTGGGGCGAAAGGAAATTAAACTCCCCACCACCTGACACTATTAGTGTCTAATAATCTGAATCATACTCGTCATCTAATTCGTCCTCGTTGAACAAGTCATCATTAGAGCCGTCATTGATAAACTTCTGAACCAATTGTTTTACAAAGGTTCTTTCACTATCAACACCGCCGTCATTTGAGAACTGCGGATAAACACTAACTTGAGCTGCTTCATCTAAACCGAATCCGTCAAACATCAGACCAGCCATTTCTACGGAACTTCTTGTAGAGATAGCAGTGTCGATTTTACCAGTTTCAGAATTAGACTCAACTCTCGTTGTGTTGG